TTGTTAAATTTTGCCCAAACTTCTTCTGTTTGAAATTCCACGTGTACTGTACCCTTCTTGTAGCATCTGAATTTTATGTATCCGAAACTACACCACTCACCCCATTCCGCCGATTTTATTACCTCTGAGAATCCCAAGGGTTCTTCACGAATTGTACCATCATTTTCAAGCATACATTTGCAGCTACCAACGGCATACCATTGCACCGGACGTATACCTTCTAACTTAATAAATTCCGCTCTCGCTGCTTTTCCCAACTCGTTGCCCATTACAAGCCTAAGTGCTTTTGTGAGGTCATCTAAGAAATAATTATTTCGGTTCCAGTTCCAATCCGGTTTACCGTTGTAACCCATTCGAACATCGTGCGAAGGTAGAATAAATCGCTTGTTAACAATATACTCGCTGTTGGTTTTCCACCCTTCTTGCACCAGTTTATTATCGGGTGTGTGTGCTGTGATTTTATCAAAGATTTCTACGATTAAAGACTGCATCCGGGAATCATGTGTACCGACAATCATGTCGATCATTTTCCACACATTTTTAACGGTAAAGGGCACGTGTTGCTGACGTTCTACGAATTTATTTAACTGCGTCATTAGCTTTTCGGTAGTGTACTTATGCATATCCATTTTCGAAAAAATCATTTTCCACGCCGCTTTTTGTAATTGCTTTTTGAATGCTTCACGTGTTAGTGGTGTTTTGTCATCGTGAGCGGAAAAAACGATACTGCTATTGAATGGCTGTATTAGGTTATTCATCCGCTTTTGGGCTTCGTATACTGAGTCAAAATCTTTTATCGCACCTACGTATCGGTTAACGAACTCCCGAATGATTGAATAGCTCATAATGCCTTCGCCATCCTCCTCTGGTGTATCGTCTAATTCGAAATACCCATCAAACTCATTTTCCGCCGTTTTCGGTTTAAAAATTTTGAGCATTGAAACGCTTACATCCGTTGTGCGCTCAGCATCACTAAAAACGCTACCCAAATCCTGCGAATAGCCATACTGACTTGCGTAGCTCATTATTCTATGGCGTGAGGTAGTATTTGCGTTTGTTAAATTCGAGTTGCACAACGTTACAATGATGCAACCATCGGGTGCTATATCGATCATGTGCTGTATGTGCTTTTCTTGCTCTGAAAACGGTGGGTTTGCTATGATGTAGTCAATGTGGCTAACAGCCTCACTGGTAAGAGTGAGAAAATCAGCGGCTAAGATTTTGCAGCCTTTGAGTATTCTACGTAGTTGTGGTTCTTGCTCACACGCTAACACTTCTTTTGCACCACGTTCTACCAATATGTCCACTATGTTACCTTTACCTGCTGAAGGCTCTAAAATTATTTTGCCGATTAAATCCTCACCGAGTAGCATCTGTGATACTACCTCTGCCGGCGTGGGGAAAAAATCTTGATTCCACATATTAGTCTATTTCTGGGATTTCTATTTCTTCAATGTTCAGTATCTCATCCACCGCATAGTTTTTCTCAAATGTGCGAATTGCTTGTAGCTGCGAGTAAGCGTCTACCAATACTGATTGCGTGTTACCACCTAAGGTAGTAAATTCGATTTCAAAAGTTTTCATGCTCTGGTGTTTTTCTGTTGTTTTAAGTAGGGGCTTTCGCCCCTTTGTTTTTATAATGATAGTCTTACTTTTGCTGTATCTTCGATTATGCTTTTCAATTGGTCAGCATACACGCCTTGAATGTGATGTTTACATAGTTTGCGGCTGCTTTTACGCTGATTTTGAAACTGAGGCCATAACCGTTTACCATCAAGTCTTTTAAGCCTAACATCGCATTTAAACGATTTAATCCACCTAGTTGTTCCAGTATAGTTTGAGCTATTTCTTGTTGTCTGGTTCTGATTGCTAATTGAGTTTCCATTGTGTTTTTCTTATTTGTTTATACAACAAAGATAAAGTAACATTTGTTAATAAGTTGTTAACACCCAGAAAATTGTAAAAGGAAACTTTGTTAATGATTTGTTAAAATCTATAAGAAATTAACAAGTTTTTAACAAAGTTTCCTCAATTTGTAAATAAGTTGTTAAACTATCTCATAACTAGCCCATACACCATTGTCAAATGTAAACACAAAGTCTATTCCTCCTCTTTCTGCTATACCTAACAGCTCGTGTAACGCTGGTACTCTGCCCGGTTTCACTCGTAACCAGCCTTCGTTGCGGTCTCGGTAATAGGCTACGGTTACGTCTTTTTGTGGATGTTCGAATGTGTGACGTCTTCCTGGGTTTGGGATTACTTTCGAGCCCAAAGATGAAATGTCACCAAGGGATATTAGTTCTTTTACCTTTTCATCAGTACCGTAATCGTCTATCAATACTGCTATGTCTTCTTCACCGGAATTGTGGCAGTAGATGTACTCAAAACCATCATCTATTTTTCTTGCTATGTAGGCACGTGTGCTCATTTCATCAGTATTAAAGGGTTATTATAAATTGAATCTTTGTCTACTACCCATACTACGGTTTCATCAGGTAATACTTCTTGTTTCACGTCCGCTTTTTCTGCTATCAGGAATCTTTGCTTTTTTAACTCGGATTGCAGCATAGTATTAAAGCTCATTTTTTCCACTTTTAGCCTTGCCAGCTCATACTCGAGCATGGTAATTTCATCTTTAAGGCCTGCTATTTGATTGAGCAGATTCTTTTCGTTTTCGGTCATTTTTATGCAGGTTTATCATGTTAAAAAATGCTTCAGGTATTACCAGCGTTTCGCCGGTTGTGAGTTCTGCAAAACATAGCATTTTGCGTTTAAATTTTCGCAAGATTAAACCCTGCTCTAAAAGGTCTTTTCCGCTTACCCTTTTATCGGCTACAGGGTACGCCATTTTGAGTACCCTATCTTTTGCCGATTTTTTCTTCTCTAAGATTCCCGCCACATCCGTAAATTTGCTTTGATTAAATCACGATACTGGTATGCACGTTTAAACTCTTCATAGTATGGGTGACGTGCCAAAAGTGAAGCATCTATATCCCTATGAGCATTATAATCGGCTGTCCAACGAAATGCATTATTATCTTTGGGCTGCTTTGAGTAAAACTCATTATGCAGTCTTTCGTACTCTTCACAAAAATCTAAGTACTGTACTACGTATTCACGCTTTTGTCTGAGCATCTGGACAAAGAATTTTTGCGTGTTCAATCCGGGTTTGTCGATGTTACCGAACTTGTGTTTACCCAAACTTTGGCCGCATCTTTTTATTACGTCGTAAATTTCACCGGCGGGAAAATGCATTTCGCCTTTATCGTTTTTCACCGTTACATCATAGGTATCGGGATTTATGCTAAAAAGTACTACACCATCCGGTGGACACTGCAAATGTCCTTGCATGATGCTAACTTCTGTAGCTGTTTTTGGTTCCGGGAAAACAGGGCTTACGCCTGCTTTACTCAGTTGTGTTGCCCAGTACCGGGCTAGGTTCGTTAGTGCTTCTTTCAATTCTTTCATTTTCGTTTGCTTTTTGTTCGATTTTTTCTATTTGCTTTGGGCTTAATGTTTCATTTGTGCCCAAAAATGGATCTACGCAATTCACGGTTTATGTGTTTAAGCGTTCGTATTTATCTTGGATAATTGCATCCAAATAAGCAGGATCGTTAAAGGAAACGGCGGAAAAAAGCGCATCGGCAGATTTGCCCCTAGCTGCTATACCTTTTGGTGCTAGTAGATGCATGATGCTAGGTAAGTAAATGTTTCTTTCTGTGAAATACCTTTCGAGTGCTGTGGGTTTCATGCATAATTTACCGCTTTCTATTGCGTTTTTCACGGCTCGCCAATCTTTAAACTGTTGTTTCATTTCTTGTAAATTTTACCATTTTTTATCACTGCCGGGTATACTTCACCCAGCTGTACCATGTACGCATCGGAATTGGCTACCCATAAATTAAATTTATACAGATAAACCTTACTTCCAATGTGAAAATAATCTAAATATTCGTCTAGGATTTCCTCATCTTCGATGAGAATTTCCGCCGGGTTAACCATACTGTACACTAACGTTTTGCATTTTTTGGGTGCAAAAATTACAGCTAAAATTTTTCGTAAAAAATTACTCTTCATAATAACCTTTGATTTTAGTGATATTGTGCTTACTTGCGTAGAACTTCGGTTCTGTGATAAACGTGTTTTCGTCTATCAGTCCTTTCAAACGGCCATGACATTTGCATTTGTCTGCCGGTGTATTTCCTTTGTGCCTGTGTGTGAATAACTTAACGATGTATCCGACCAGACCCTTGCTTTCTTCTATGCATCCGTAGTGTTTTCCTACGGTCTTACCTGATTGTAAATCAGTGCATTGCATAACGTGCACTGTGTCATGTTTTTGTAGTTTTGCCATCGGTTTTTAACATATTTAGTGACCATGTAAAAATAGTTAATTAACTTTTTACTTATTGTTAATAGCTTGTTAATTATCAGCATACAAAATTAAAAAACCTGTTAAAGTTTGTAACACTCTAACAGGCTGACAAGTATACAAAAACTATTGTTAACGGGGTACGCACTTTGTTAATAAATATCTGAAATAACACTTACACGATAACATTTTCAATCAGTTATAAGAATGAGTTCCGAAATTGGTCGGCGAGTATATACGCCTATTTTTCCTCTTCCGGTGGTGCACCTATCATTACAATCGGCATTTGTTGTCCTTTCGATGTTACATCTATCTTTTGAGTGTTTGACCACAGGTGTGGTTTTTTATTACTTAACCACATCTTTATTGCTTCTACATCTGGTGGCATATGTTTTGTTACTCTTCGGAATTTTCCCGCCCTTTTTTTCCCCTCCGCCTCCTCCATCGTACCAGTTGACTCAGCTATTTTTTCTTCATACGTATATCCAATAGCTCTCTTGTAAAGGGCATTTTCCACCGCCAAATCTCTCGGTATACGTCCACGATTGAATGCTTCTGCCAGTGATGGGTAACGTACTAACCATTTTGTTAATGTTCGATATTCTACCGCCAATTTTTCTGCAATTTCTTGCAACGTTAACCCTTCCATCACCAATTCTTCCATCTTTATATCGTGGTATTTTTCATCGTATATTTTTGGTTGAACCTCCGCCCAAATTTTTTCTTTCTTTTTCATATTTTTCTAATATTTTCATTTACAATCTTAGGTACTGCATTATTCCATGATATTCTATGGTGCAACCTTTTATTGGTGTTACCCATTAATCCTACCTTAGCAAAAGATGGACAGTACATCACTGTGTAGAATGATTTTACGTATGTACCACCTTCTAGGTATGCCTCCGTCATTCCACCTGAATTTAGCTGCGTTTGTATCTGCTCAAGTCTTATCCACGTAACTGTAAAGAATAAACCGCCTGTGGCACCCAGACACAAGTAAGTGTTAACATCCTCATTCAACCTACTTATGAATTTAAAGGGGCGATCTACAGAACAAAACCACGAGTTCATAGCCTTTCTTGATAGTTCTTTTTTAAATACAGCAGAATTTTCGCCGCCCACAAAGTCGCCCCCTTGAGCAAAACATACACTAAGTGCTGGAATACTCTTGTAAAAATCGATAAACAAACAAAAAGTTTTATTTATATCTTTTACTGGTGTGCCCTTACTATTGTAGTTAAAGGCATCGTCTGCCGTGTACGCAAAGTAGGTATAATCATCGTCTAGCACTAAAAAGTACGTGTACCCTAATTTTTTAGCTATGTCGAAGCAAGCATTTCGTGCGTGAGTAGTTGTGCGTAGGTTCCAAAAATTATCTCCATGATCCGTAGTTTTGGCTATCGCTTCTTTATCGAACATCACTACTGTTTCTTTACCGAAATTAGTGTAGTATTTTTCCGATGTTTTATCCGTATCATCTATAACAATGTAAACTGGTGATGTATTACCAACTTTTTTCAAAGTATTCCACGTCATTACCTTATCAGGCCTACCATGTGAGATAATAAAAATGCAAAAATCTTTAGGCTTTTCCATAATCCTCTGTGTATTGTTTTGCTATATTCTCCGATAACTGCACAAAACCTAGCTCAATAGCTCTATTAAAGTCTATAATTACGAGTGCTGAATCCTCCATCAAACGTTGTACCTGTGCATCGCTGTGCGCATAAAAATCGGCTATCTTAGAATAGTCAAAAACTATGTGCCTTGCCGCCGCAATTTTTAGAAACATCTTAACCTCTGGATCTGCTGAGCTACCCTCTATACCCTCTAAAAGTTGCTCATACTTGCTTTTGTCGTACAAGTCTATGGTGTGCGGTTTTTCATTCTTTGGCTCATAGGTAGGCGATTCAATCTTGCGTGTATAATTACCCTGTGTTGGTTCCTCAAACTCAGAATCCATTTCCGACATCATTTTTTCCATTTCTTCATCCGAGAATGGTAATGTTTGCTCTAGGTCTTCTAAGCCAAATTCTGCTTCGAGTTCTCGGATTGCTTCCGCCAAAAGCGTTTCTTCCGCTTTAAATTTCGTTTCGTTTGTTTCAATGGCAATACGCTTCGCCTCGGCTAAACTTACTTTTCCATGGTCATAAACCACCACCATTTTGCGCCCAAGTTTTATGATTTCATCTAAGCGGTGGTTACCATTTACTACCTCGTAGTAACCTGTATCAAGTAATCGTACTTGTATATTTTCTACCTGCCCGTTACGCTTTAAATTAGCGTTTAGTTTATCACTCGTATACGGGTTTTCTTGCTTGTAATTCCAACCCGCTTTCACCAATATCTCTACCGGCATCAATTTGTAATTACCGTAGTTCTTCGCCTCTTCTTTTGGTAGTTTACCGACGCTTGCAAAAGCGGGTTTTATGAGTTCTTTTAATTCGTTTATGTCCATAAAATGTAAAATTTTTACAAATCTATGCATTTATTTTAACAAAAATAATAAAAAACGCTGCAATTAAGCAGCGTTTTAACATTTCACAGCTTGGCCATCCATTTATTTATTACTGGATCTTCACGTTTCTGCCTATTTTTTTCTAGTATCTGTTCCTTGGTGTAGTTGAATTTATTAACAGTCCACTCAGGGTAGTATTTCATCCAATCCTGTTCTTTGATGTTACCCTCCCAGTCGCATAATAGAATACGTTTTACCATGTATTTACAAGCTCGTACATCGTCCGTATCACCAAAACGTGACCATTGATAACGAAACAATTTGCTCAGGTCTGGGTGTATACTACTTAGTAGAAAATCCTTGTACTCTTTCCATGTTTTAAAACTTTCCGGTAAGGTTTTTATCGAATAAATCAAGGCTTCTTTGCCATAGATAGCTGCCGTATGTACACCCTGCAAACGTTCTTCTAACTTATCATACGTTTCAGGTTCTAATTCCTGCAAATCAGTTAAACACCGGAATGCCTTTTCATGCACCAAATTTGAAACCCTGAATTGGCGTAAATTACCACCTAGCATATACATCTTATCATACACGTTATTGTACCTGTAACTACCTTCAATAAGGTACTTCCACACATCGGTATATGCCCAATCAATAATAGGATATGCTTTATGTGGCTCTGTTTTTCTACGTAACCAAAACAAATCACTGTCTTCGCCAAACATCACAAAACGTCTATCAGGGCTTTCTTCGGCTCTTAATCCGATTATTGATACATGATTTCCGGGCAATTTTCTTAGTTGCTGACCTACCCACAAGTTAAACTTATAAAACCGCTTAGGATATTTTCCATCAATAGATTGTATGGCCATCGGATGCTTTTCTCGCACCCATTTTTCACCCTCACCCCACGCCCACAAAAATAGTTGTTGGTGACTAGCTGCATTGGTCATAAAAATCGGTACTTGATACCAAAGTGGTATTACGTTTGGCCTAGTCATAGCCCATTCCATTAGGTCAATAGTACCCTGATACTCTGCTTCCTGATCTTGAAAGTATAGAATAAATTTCCTATCACGTTTCACAGCCTCGTTATTCACCAAATGAAACAAAGCAGTGCTATCTTTACCACCAGAGAATGATAAGGAAATATTATCATAGTGATCAAACAGGTAAGCAATACGTTTTAGTGTAGATTCCAACACGTTTTCCGTGCCCAGCGTTGTAGTTCTTTTCATAGGTCATCTATAAAAAATTTGGTTTGACGTTTGGTAGACCTGTTACCCAAAATAGATTTAAAGGGTAAATGCTGCACCAAAAAAGGTAAGTACATAAGGTACTCTAACTTGTATTTACTTAGCACGTGTGCTATGTAAATATCGATCGGGGCTACCCAAACTTTGTATTTAGTGAAATATGAGTTTTTAAACTCAGCTACGTTTTCCGAACCTAAAAATAACTCACATGTAGCTTTAGGGTAATAATTACACTGGTTGAACATAAAGTCACGCCCCGGCCTAAAACCTTTTTCAAGTACCTGTCTAGAATTAGGCTTTTCAAAAAAGCTAATCACATCACTGGCATATTTTTGAATTATACCTAACACTTTAGTATAAAAATCCCAGCAAAGTTGTACATCATCCTCAAGTACTAGCACGCCATCATACTCAGATTCTAGGATAAAACAATTAAGATACTTTTGAAATACGTCATCGTTATCACCCCTGTAAATTACTAAGTCCGGAATTTCCATTTTTTGTACATTTTCAATCCTTTTAGGATCCTCGCTGGTCATTACTATAAATTTAATCTTCATCAGTAACGTCCTCCCCTGCTTCTATTATTTGGCGTTCGATTGAATAAGGTACACCTTTTATCTCACTTGCTATACCACGTAAACCTATCAAACGTTGTACTTCTTCTAAGGTCATGCCCAGCTCTTTCATTATTTTTAGCTCATCCCACCCAGATTTTAACATCCCGACTAAAGATGCTTGCAGTTCCACTTCATGTTTACCTCGTGCCCTGTTATGACGAATTGTTGAAGCCATTCGGTCACTTAGATCTTTGTGAATAACTGATACCGGTAACATACCATTTTCTCGCTCAAAAATATCTTTGTATTTGAGCATAATCGTATAACGGTGAAAACCATCCACGATAATGTATTTATCCCTTTCATCATCATAGAAACATACAATAGGCATAGTGTACCCATCACATTTTATGCTTTGGTAGAGTAAGTCCATTTCACGCTTTGCAACGTGGTTTGGATTGTAGTTATTTGCCTCAATTTTATAAATCGGTACAGCTACAACACTGTACACAGGGCTTTTAAACGCTGCTTTTTTCATAAGTTTTCAATAAAAGTTTTAAATGCTATTTTCTTAAAGTAACTGAGCATGGATTCTTTCCGCTCTATATTTCCGTTTATCATGTTATCCAAACCCGTACTAGCTGTTAGGTCATAATACGTACAAATATCAGTTTGCCCGGTTCTAAAGATACGCCTTTCGGCTTGTAATCGTAACGCATAATCAAAGGTTTTATCCCAAAATACAACCGTATTATATTCCTGCAAATTTAACCCGTATGCGTGTTTACCGTAGGTCAGTACTTTAAGGTATGGAAATTTCTTACTAATGGATTCAACACTACGTATAAATTTACAAAAAACAATGGTTTTCTTTGGTTCTACCTGAGTAAGCACCCACCCCAGGAGTTCGAATTTTTCAGGTACTGTACAGTAAGCCATTTGTAAGTTTTGTATCAGTTCCAAGAATACGTTGTTATTCCTGAAAAGCAAATATTCATGCTCAGACATGAACTTTTTTAACCTGTTATACTCTTCTTTTGCTTCTTCACCTACCTCATAAATGTACTCTACATAATGTTTTTCTACATTTACTGTAAGGTCACACTCGTACACGTAGGGTTTAATAAGTGAGTACAGGTAATCAATATTGGCGTAGCCATCGATAAACTCCCTTGTTACTTTATAGCCGTTTATTTTCTTCGTGATGGTGGTGTATTTCACGAATACACTCTTGTACTGAGCCAAAGGCATATTTAGTATTTTAGGGCTAAGGAATTGTAACTGTGCCCATAAATCCATTACATTCTTGCTTAGCGGTGTACCATTCAATATGAGTTTGTACTCACAAAATTTGCTTAGTTCTAGGATTCTTTGGGTACGCTTTGCCGCCAAATTTTTTATTTTCAGGCTTTCATCACACACTATAAATGTGTTATGCTCTTGTATCTTCTTACTTAATTTCAGATAAACAGCATCAGATGATGAAAGTGTTTCTATACCCACTACATCATGGGCAAAGTCAAAACCACCATACTCTGTTAATTCTTTGCGCAAATTTTCTTTCGTCTGAAAGGGTGTTAACCATAACACGTAGTTAATACCTTCTACACTATGAATAAGCTCAAAGGCTGTTAGGGTTTTACCCGCACCCGGTGACATGAAAAGTGCACCTACTTTAAGGGTTTTTAGCTTTTCAAATGCTTTTGCCTGGTCATCTAACAAGATCATCATTCGGTTTTGTTTCTACGGGTTTTACTTCTTCGGGGGTGTGCGTTTCCTTTGTAACTTCTACTTTCTCGTAAATAGATGAAAAACCGCCAGAAAAATGCTTACAAAGGTTTTCACGGTCTGAATAATCAGGAAATTCAACACCAGACCATACAAATCTATCATCATCAATAACAACCAACCCGTGGGTATCTTTTACCCTTGAATTTTGTACTTCGCTGTATGATGCATGCAGCTTATCCAATTGTTTAGCGGATAGGTAAAATACATCAGTATTCTTACCTTTGCGGTCAAAAAAGATGCGCACAAGTGTTGAGGTACGTAGCTTTTTTACTACTTCGTAATCATGGAATAGGGTAACAATCATAAGTTAAATTCCTTTTTTATTTCCTCCCTCAGTACTAATACTTCTTTAGAAGTTAGGTGTTTGTAATCGGTATCACCCGATTCTTTCATCAGAGCGTTGTAACTCTGGTATCCTTTCCAAAGGTTATCATCAGTCACAATAAGAGCTAAATGCTGCTCTTTAACCCGGCTTTTAAAAAAGGCTTTCTCTGATTCCA